CATTACATGGCTCAATAGTAGGGTATAAAGTGAATGCAGCTGTAGGAGGTGGATTTAATATAGTAGCTGATAGACTTACTCCACAGGATAAGCTAGAGCTATATACACTAGAGAGAAAACTAAACATAAAAAAGGTAGTACCTGCAGTAACTCAGCAACTAATACTACACAATAGAGTATATTTTAAGTTATGTTTTGATGATAAGATGAAGCTCACAAAAATTGTCAATCTATCACCTGAGAAACTTAGAATAAACTTAGATAGAAAAAGATACTATATTTGTGATGATTGGTCTAGTAGGATTGGAGTCCAGGAGATAAGGAGATATACTCCTACCTCTAGAGATTATGAGCAACTATTTGTATATGAGGTAGATAGCATTGGTCAGGATTTTTATTCTTTGCCATCCTATACATCAAGTTTAAATTATGCATTTTTGAGTGGCGAGCTTTCATATTTTGCTAAAAGTAATATACAAAACTCAATCTTTCCATCCTTTGCTATGATGTTTCCTAAAAAACCTCAGTCTGAGGAGGAGAAGAACATGATACGAAATACCCTCGACAGGCTTAAAGGAGCGGCAAATGCTGGGAAAGCTGTAGCTTTTTTTTCAAATAATGCAGAGCAAATGCCTAAGATTGAGGCGTTACCAAATAATAATAATGATGGTCTATTTCAAGAGGCATCACAGCTGAATACTGAGCAGATTTGTTTCTCTCACACCATTGATCCTATACTTATGGGTATTCGTACTACAGGCTCACTAGGTAATGGCTCAGATATTAAGCAGGCTTACATCATATTTGAGAAAAATGTAGTAATGCCATTGAGAGATATGGTATCTGACATCTTTAATGAGCTGTTATTCATAGCTAAGATAGATGCAGATTTCACTATTAATAACTATCAGATAATTAACGAGGCAATTGTAGAACTTGAGGGAGATACCTCTAAGACTAATGATGCACTTAATAGTCTATCTCCTTTGGTAGCTACTAAAGTACTTGAGACCATGACAGAGAATGAGATTAGAGCCTTAGCATCACTACCTCCTGTACCTGGAGGAGATAAAAGCAAAACACAAATTGCACAAACACCTATACTATAATGCTATACTTTATAACAGAAACCTACTTAAAGAATAACACACCCATCACAGCTAATGTAGATGTCAACAATGTTACTCCTTACTTAGCTACTCAAGCTCAGCTTAGAATAATGCCTATCTTAGGCACTACATTCTATAATGACTTGCTAACTAAGTACAATGCTCAGACTTTAGATCCTGATGAGGAGGTGCTAGTTACATTTATACAGCCTATTATAGCATGGAGAGCAGCAGAAGATGCTGTATTTGGTCTTAGTCTACAGCTAAAGAATAAAGGATTGCAGACTCAGTTCGGAGATAACAGCTCATCTGTAGATAGAGGTACAATAGCATTCAGTATGGAACACTATGCACAAAAGGCTGCATTCTTTGAGCAAAGATTAATCAGATACCTACTTAAGAACAGAGCTTTATATCCAATATTCACCGGTACAACTAATAGAGATACTGACCTTAGACCTATGATAGATGGATGTGGATGTCTATCTAATGGCTTGCTAGAATGTACAGGATTATGTGGAGGTTCAGGTAACAATGGTTACAATAATTCAATCCTAATACTATGAAGCACTCAGGAGTCTTATCTATAATAGTATTCAGTTTAGGATACTTAACAGGCATATCATTACTATTTGAGCCTGCTATATATCTTAAACTAATGGGAGGTAGTATAATAGGCTATCTTAGTTTTATTCTAGCATTACAACAAGAAAAGCGTGAAGATGAAGAGGGGGAGGAATACGAATGAAAGCACAACTATCACTATTACTAATATCAATTCAATCACAACTTTTGACACTTATATCTATATGCTTTGCATTCTTTTTACCAATAAGTGGGATACTGCTGATGATTGGAGTATTAATATGCATTGATACTATTACAGGTATATGGAAAGCTAAGAAGATAGGAGATAAAATTACTAGCAGAAAGCTCTCAGCTATCATTAGCAAGTTAGCACTCTATGAAGTTACTGTGATTATGTTCTTTTTGATAGACCAATTCATACTAAATGATATTATACTAACTTTTTTTAGTGTACCATTTATGCTTACTAAAATTGTAGCTCTAGTATTATCCAGCATCGAGGTAATGTCAATCAATGAAAACTACAAAGTAGTCAAAGGCATAGACCTATGGCAGTCAATGAAGTTATTATTTGCTAGAGCTAAGGAAGTTAAAGAGGACCTAAACAAACTGAAATGACTAGATGGGAACTTACATCTAAGTATGGTACTGCTAATGTAACAGGTGCAGGTTACTTAGTGAAGATTAAGCTACCTTATCCAATGCGTATAGCTTGGGACTTAGACAGCACTGTCAATACTATGATGTGCCATAAGTTAGTAGCTGATAATTTTACAGCTGTATTCAATGAGCTTCTAGCTACCTATGGATATGATAAGATTAAGGAGTTAGGAATAGACTTATTTGGTGGTTGTTTTAATTATAGAAAGATGAGGGGAGGTACAGCACTATCCATGCACTCATGGGGAATAGCCATTGATCTAGATCCTGCTAGAAATCTACTTAAAGAATCATCGAAAACTGCAAGATTTGCAAGAGCTGAGTATAAGGCAATGATAGATATTTTTTACAAGCATGGATTTATATCTTTGGGTAGAGAGAAAAACTACGATTGGATGCACTTTGAAATAAAAGAATGATGAGATACTTAGCTATAATCTTACTACTCAGCAGCTGCTCTGCACAATATCATCTTAATAAAGCAATTAAGAAAGGATATAGCTGTGAGCAAACAGGAGATACTATTAGAATTACAACACTAGATTCTATCCCTGTTATCATTCATGATAGCATAGTGTGGGAGAAGTTTATTACTACTAAAGATACCATCATCAAATATAATACTGTCTATGTGCCTAAGACTAGACTAGATAAAAAAATAGAATATAGACTAAAGGTCAAAACTATCTACAAAGATAGGATAGTTCAGAAAGCACAGGCTAAGGCTACAAGACCTAAGACTAGAGGCAATCTTAGTCTATTATTTGTAGGAGTAGGCATAGGCTTACTGCTATCATATCTCTTTAAATTTGCGAGGGATAAATATTTGTTCTAAGTTTACACCACTTATGGTAAGAAAAAGACTGTTTTTTGACATTGAGACATCATTCAATGTTTCTGTCTGCTGGAGGGCAGGATATAATCTAACTATCAATCCAGGTGACATCATTCATGAGAGAGCTATTATCTGCATCTGCTATAAATGGGAGCATGAGGATGATGTACAGTTCCTAACTTGGGATAAAAAGCAGTCAGATAAGGCTATGATTAAAGCATTCCTTAAAGTTATGGCTCAAGCTACAGAACTAATTGGGCATAATGGTGACCGTTTTGACCTCAAATGGATACGCACAAGAGCTTTATTACATGGTATTGATGTTATGCCATCACCTAAGACTATAGACACGCTTAAATGGGCTAAAAGATACTTTAATTTTAACTCAAATAAACTAGACTATATAGCTAAGTATTTAGGAGTAGGTCAAAAGATGGATACAGGAGGACTTGACCTGTGGAAAGATATAGTATTTAAGAAAGATCAGAAAGCAATGGATAAGATGGTAGAGTATTGCAAAATGGATGTCACTGTCCTAGAAGCTGTATTCAATAAACTCAATTCCTACACTACTCCATCTACTCATTATGCTGTAATGGAGGGAGATGAGAAGTATTGCTGTCCTGAATGTAGTAACTATAATATCTATTATAATAAACAGGTAGTAACTGCAGGAGGTACTATTCACCATTGGATGAAATGTAAGGATTGCAGAAAGCACTATAAAATAAATAATAAAACTTACATAGAATTTTTGAAATTCAAATATAAGCATTAACTTAGCACTTGTTTCCATGTTAAAGAAAGCAGTTGTAAGCTCCCCAGCACGCAGCTGCTTTTTTTTTGTGTAAGATATGCTTTACATTATCGGTATAATTCCGATTATCATGTAATTCCAA